ATTTCCTCCTTGCAAAGTGAATCAGATCAAGATCCCATTTTGACAGGACCCGGAGGTGTGCGAGGCCCCAACGTAATACAATGGATAACCTTATGTTTCAATGAAAGAGTTCATGTTCCACATATTACGAAGATATTTGAAAGCCTACTGTCTGAGTTCTTAGTCGAACAAGGGTTCGAGCCTGAAAAGGCTCCAGCTCCCTTGGTCGGCGGAGATCATAGAGTGGAACCGGAATACAGAGAAAATCCGGCGCTAATGGCTTTCAATCATCGTTTGGAAGCGAAAGTACCACCTGCTGACAAAAGAACGTTGGAACTCTCGAGACGTCAAATGAAGCGTTATCTCAAGGAAAATCTCACATGGCCTATAGAACCTAGGATTCTCACGACCCAGGAAGCGATTTCTGGGGTTCCTGGCAAGCTTGCCAGTGTGACGATGGCTAGTTCTCCTGGATGGCCTTTGTTGAAACAATCTGACAAACCAGGCAAAAGATCTTTCCTGGAACAAGAGTTTGACGGTGAGAATTTCCATTGGAAACCGACTCCGGCGCTTTTAGAAGAGCTTGACGTTTACGAAGAATATCTTTTGGACCCGGAAAATGTGGAAAAACCTGATGTCCGCTGGTTGATGTACACCAAAGATGAACTGCGAGTCCACGACAAGATCAAGAAAGGAAAAGTTCGTCTCACAGCGTGTGGTCCTTTGGCTCTTTGGGTCAAAGCTCGAGAAATGGCTGGCAGCTTTATGGCCGCCGTCAATTTCTCTTGGAAAACAACAGGCTACGCGGTGGGATGCAACCCTAATTCCTGGGACATGCACTTCATCCTCGACCGGCTGACGGTTTACAATGAAGAACTCTTTGCTGGAGACGGCAAGGATTGGGACATCACTCTACACCGACAATTTATTGACGCCGCGCTGCAAACAATCGGAGAAATCTTGCAAGAGAGAATACCCGATTTCAATATCAAGAAGTTTGCGCGCATTTGCAACCTCATCGTTGATTCTCCCATGCAATTTCAAGCATGGCTTGTTTGGATTGAACATGGACAGCGATCGGGAAACATCTTCACAACGATCATGAACTGCATGATTCATGACATGTATTGGAGATATGCTTTCCTCAAGCTTTGTCCTCACTTGAGATACGATGACTACGTCAGAGCAACTTTTTGCGGCGACGACGTTTTGGTTGCTGTGAAACCCGAAATTTTGGAAGAATTCAATGATTTGCTCTACTCGATTGAGATTGCGAAAATCGGGCAGACGTACACAAGCGATGACAAGAAATCTGCTCTCACGGGCATGCCTCGCAAGTTGAAAGATGTGACCTTTCTGGGTTGCCACCCCCGCCGCTATAAAACACCGAACATGTGGTATGGAGCTCTCAGACAATCATCAATCTGGGACTTGTTTTATTGGATGGAACGAGGCGGAGATTGGGTTTTACGCCTGAAACAGGGTGTGAAATTCATGTCGGGATGGGGTGAAAGCGACTTCAACGATTGTGTGAATACGCTGCATCGAGTTGTGACGCAATTAGAGAGTTGTAGCTGGTGGAACTATTGCGAACCTGGAATAAAATATCAGTGCGAAGAAGCAATATCATTCCTCCGGAACGCCGACTACGACCTCATTCAGAGCGAGATTGTGACTGAGACCACTTTCAACCGCGTCAATTGGCTTTGGAGCTGGGTGCTTTGCAATGGACAATCAACGGAATTCGAGCGAAGGGTTGACCTCGTTCAGCGAGTCCGTTCAACTCCAGACTCTGGAGGCTATAGGGCGCTCTGTCTCTAAGGTCGAACCCCCGATTACTAGTGACTTTTCATTTGAACGTGGATTTGAAAATTGGACCTTGATTGACGACCAACCTGTTACT